GAGACTAGCCTGCCATCCGTGACATTCTTGTCAACAACAAGATGATAACCGATTGGCTAAGGAAGGATCCCGGTATGAAAACCGGGAAGCACAAACGCGTCCGATCCGGCATGCCTAAGGCAGGTCCCTCTGTAGACAAAAACAGTCGCAAGAAACGACCGTCTTCAGAGGGCGACGAACGGAAAACGGATAACCCCAACAACTACGTTTTTGGGCGCATCCGCAAACTTGCCAAAGCTGTCACCCCAGCTCAACTAACTGGTTCCATGGAATTCACACTGAACCCAGGTTCAGATGCGATTAAGTGGATGGTGTTAGAAAATGTCCTACGAGACCGGGGTGTAGTTGATGTCAAAGACGTTCCTCAAATCACATGCCTCTAATGCTTTAGAATAGCCACGAGATTGGTGAGGAGCAGTTGTCCCCACTATTTCCACAAAGGCGAACCCAAGTGCGTCAGTTTCTACACAGCAAAGAAGTACGACGAGCTCTATGAGATGCCTGACACCGTCAGGGTTTAATAGAGCAATCCGTATGGCCCAATGAAAGAGACCGATTGTAAGAAGATCGGCCAATACATGCTAGAAACTGGTGGTAACATTTTGGACACTGCCTTCTGTGAGGAACATCACCAATCTCCTGACGACATTAAAGCAGCCAACATCTCCACATTTCGTGGTGTCTGCTCCCTGAGTGGCGCGTCTGCCGCTGGTAGCGTTATTGACGCCCCACGGAATAACCACAAAAACGTTCCCGTGATCAAGAAACCCGAAACTACTAATCCTAAAAGAAGCTATGTCGTGTAGCCTCAAAAGGTGAAAGATGCCGGGTCTCTTGCGGGTGTCCAGCTGCCCGCTCAAGATGCGATCAACTCCAGGTACTTCGTGACCGCCCCCTTTACCCTGAGGATTCCTGATGATTCTGTACTTCAGGATGCGGTCCAGGATTATCTGACAGGAGCCCCTTGACAAATGGTGACCAGAACCTGCGACCCAAAGGCCGTTATATTACATGGAAAGGACAACCTTCTAGCACTCCATGAGATCACCCAACCCAACCCTGTTCAGCCAACTCCACAAGAAGAATGGCCTAAGGAAGAAGACAAAATCATCGTCTATGCTGCCGAAAGGAAAATTGTGAAGAAGAGTGGCAAGAGCATTGTGAACTTCAAGATTTCCAAGGCTAAGGTCACTATGCAGCGACCAGCTAAGCCGATTGAACTTCAGTTCGCACATACTTTTGGGATCAATCGAGTGATAGACAGTTCCTACATCCGTAGTCGGTCCGAGTCTCACTAGTACTCATGCTATCTTCGTGATATGAATGAGACGGACATGTACGATCGAATGATGTAGAGGCACTACTCTAGTGTGCAACATACGGTCCTATACATGGTTGGCGCCAAATTCGCCGCTACAATTACGCGACTCTCGAACACAACTCGCGTAGGCCCCTGGCAACTTTTCAAGAAGTTGAAAATGGAAGTAGCGAAGAAAGGCGAGTCTTTGACACCTAAGTAACATCAAATCAACGCTGACCGCGTTGACTGGAATACGAAGGTGCCACAGCAAATCGATGCTATAATACAGAAAGCCGATAATGAATTCAGAGCGCAACACCCTTTCGATGAGAAATGGTGCGATCCTGATCTTCTGTAAAGTAGCTATTACCGACCATAGATCGAGGTCAAATTCACTAGGTGGACCGAGTCGAGGAGGCAGTTTATCCTGCAAAGGATCATTACTATACTTTAAGATTGCCTCTTAGACGATAAAGCCTAGCATTGTGACCTCCGACCGGATGGTGAATGGACAAGGTTTGATTACCCATACCGTCATACTAACGGGAGAGGCGAGACGAGCTATCCCGATTAGTAAATGAGTGTGATCGATCTTGGATACCTTGACGTTCACGCACGCACTAGAGAAGCTATT